AACATTTGCCGTAGGAATACGAGTTGACATAATCCACTTAAAACCCATCCATGTATCAATTTCACCACGGATAAGGGCTTTAACTGAATTATAGTCAGCACTTGTCGCTTGAGTAAGGTTTAACAGATTGTTTAAGAAGGTTGTATTTGCTACGAAGTAACGATCTTCCATTTCGACATCTTTATCATCAAGAGTTTTCTTGATAGTAGCAATACGCTCCATCGTAACAGAAGCCGCTGTGACAAGAACGATGTTTCCGTTGGTTGTAGAAGTGCTGCCAGTCTCACCATAATAAGCCGCACCAGCCATTGAAGCAAGAATGATATCGTCAATCTTGCGACCAATAGACTGGGCTGCTGCAATGGTGTATGCACTACGCGGGTCAGAGATGGTCTTTAACTCATCTCCACGGTCAAGCAGACGGTTGTCATGGTAATCAACCATGATACCCATTCTACGTGCCAATGCAGGGTCGTTGTTAGGTGTCTGAGCATTACGTCCGCCCTTAACCTCCATTGACCATTCACCAATCTGATCCTGGAAAAAAGTTTTCCCGCGAACATCCGGCCGGACATAGACAGTATTCAACAATTTAGAATACTTCTGCTGTGCCAGCTGCATGATGTTGCGGCCGTACGCTTGTGCGTATATTTCATTCTGCGTATCTGCCATTTTAACAACTCCTTTTAATTTTAGACTGTTTAACTTTGTAGCGATTGTCTTTAAAAGGTCGCCCTACACATTTGATTCTTCGCCGGGCGATAACGCTTATCGGCAGACTACACAGAACAATCAGGGCTTACGCTTATCCTTTTGCTCTGTTAATCGAAGCATAAAGCGAATTGACGTAATCAATGGCCGCTTGATGCTCCCTTGGCGTTGCTTTGTCATTGTTATACGGGTGATTTGGGTCTCTCATAATCTTGTCAATCTCCTCCTGCGCCTGTTCCGGAGCAAGTGAAAACCGCTTCATTTGAAATTCCCCAATCTTATTCTCAGCAAACTGCTCTCCCAATTTAGCTAAGAACTTTACTCCACGCGCATCACCAGACAACGCCGCGGTAATAAAATCATTCATATCCTGGTCATCGCTGAACTTATTAATGACCATCTGCCCCAACTCGACATTTGTGTCATAGGCGTCGCCCCACTGTCCTCTTAGCTGAGCGATCATATCATTGACCTGCCGCTGATGACTCTCTACCGCTTGGGTATATGAATTGATGTTTATTTCGTTATACATTTTCCACAACCCCTCAGCCTGCGAAGGCGTGAGCTTATAGGCATGGACAACTTCAGCAAACTTGTTCTTGTCAATCGTAATGCCTTTCATACTCTCTGGCAACTGCGGGTCAGGCAAGGCGTACTGGTCTGCCTTCTCAGGAATACCCATAGCTTTCTTAAACCTGTTCCACCCTTCCACGTCATCATCGCCTTTTGGAACTGGCACTTTCTCATGCCCTAACAGTTTCTCAAGGTTACCGTAACTCTCTGCGAACTTATTAAAACCATCTACATCGTCCCCGAACTTCTTAACTAACGGACTGTCTCTAAGGTCAGAGCGTAACCCGTCTTTCCAGTTATGCTGCGGTGCTGCTGGTGTACCTGTCGGTTCAGGACTAGGCGTCCCTACCGGTTCTACCGGGTCTTGAATTGTCCCTGTGGGTTCAAGATTATCCATTACTTTTTCTCCTTTTTCTTTGGCAGTTTACTTATATCCTGTTTTGGGTGTTCTGCCCGCCACCGCTTTGCTATCTCAGGATAATTCGCATATAAAAAAGCCATCTGCGCTTTAGACTTAAACGGCATCTGCCCCCCCGGCTAACTCCACTATCTGCTCAGGACTTAACATTAAAATTGTCTTTAATGTACCAATCAATTTCCTGTTAGCGTCCCGGGCAACAATATCGTTAGTTTCATTTGTATCTAAAACATTAGGATACCAACTTCCTATCTGTTCAATAAACGCCATCACTTCCTTCCCGTGAGGACTATCGAAACACGCGTGCATATTCTGCTTTAGCGCTCTAACCTCGTCTAAATCTGTTAGGGTCATTCTCAGCATCCGCCTTTGCTAGGTTAACATCAACTTCACTGCCTGCCTTTACTACATCGGCGCCAGCCTGCGCCATCTGCATCTGCGCTTGCTGTTCGGCTATCTGAGCCTTAACTTCACGCAGTTTCTGTAACTGCTGTTCGTCTCTTAACACCCTAGCCGGAGCGCCAATAATACCCCACGCTTCGTCTACAGCCGCGTCAGAATCAATCTTATCCAACGCGTCAGGGACAAACTGAGCAATCTGGCCAACAATTGACAGGCCTGAAACAAGTGAGTTAAGCTCACTCCTGCGCTGTGCCTGAGCCAACTGACTGATACAGTCAATCTCATACGACGGGTTCGCCATGAACTCCTCTGGCGGTTGTGGGAGCTTGCCTTTACGCCACAGGATACCGATCGTACGGATAATAACCGGATTGAGCATCTCTGAAATGTACCGCCCAACTGCCGGACCTAACATGCTCATCTTCTCGTTGATACGTTCCATTACCTCAGGGTTGTTCATTTGCTTGGTAATGCTGTCAAATGCAAGGAATGCGTCATTAAACATCAATGCCTTGACCCGCATGGTGTAGTACTCAAGAGCGTTCATACCAATATCAGGATTCCCGTTGTTAGCGAACGAGAAAATGTCCTTAGAGTCCATCGCTTTTTTATTGTAATAATTCACCGCCCTGGGGTTACTATTGAACGGCATAATGAATGCATTATGCGGCATTGCTAATGGCGGGTCAGTGTGCTTCATCATTGACCGAAGGTTGGTTTTAGCAATGGCGTTTAATATGCGCGCGAACGGTAAGGATTTCATTGCCGGACTAAATCCCCATGGTATGAACGGCCTCTTGTCAAACCTGTGACACATCACCGGGAACTCATGGTATCCGCTTTCATTAACTACACGCTTTCCTTCAACATCTATCCAGCTGGCTTCAATCGGCAGGTTCTTACTGTCTTGCCTTGAAATGTCACGAACATGCCGCTTGCCGATATAAAGCAAGAACAAATGTTTCTTCTCAGTTCTATTCTCAGGCAATAACTCCTGTTGCATTTCCTTTGACAAGTTCACTGCCCCAAACTTATCCGCAGCCTGATACGCTGTATACTCAAACTCAATATAATACTCACCAACCCGACCAGCCCCGTCATCGGCTATACACACATTCTTAATAGGTATTGAGTAAAACCTTGCATCGTCCTGCACGTCTTCCTCAGCTAGTAGCACGCTTGTTCCATACACACCGCTTGACTTGTATGACGCTATAATTTGGTTATAAAAGTTGCTTCGGTTAAGTGTGTAATTTACCTCATCAGCTATATCTTCAAGAAATTTATTCACCGGCTTGTTATCAGCAAACTGAAAGTCTTTGCTCTTAAGCGCAAACCATTTACTAGTCGGAGGTGTCAGATAATTCATAAATCCGCTCGCCAAAACATCCGCACACTCAAGTGTGGTTGAGTCATATAGCTTATCAACATTCAGCTCGCTGCCAGGAGAATACTGCGTGTTAATGTCCTGTGCTTCAATGTAAAAATAGTCGTGTAGAGTCTGCCAGTAACTCTCGAAATTGCTCCGCAGACCCTTAAGCATCTGATAGCGTGATATAAGCTGATCTGCTCTTGACCCTGACGGCGCTTTCGGCTTGTCTTGTGTTATCTGCATTTTTACGTTCCTAACAGGATTTTACGAGCAACGTCCGCCTGCCCGCCTATCCCCAATGGACTGGTATAGATTGATTGTGAACCTGCGATCTGCGCTCTGCGCCTTGCGTTTAACGATTCCTGCGCCTGGCTTGCTGCTGCCGCTTGAGATTGTTTAAGCTCGTTCGCTGCGGCTTTAGCGCGGGCGTCGGCGTCGGCTGCTGCATTTGCAGATGCTTTAGCTGATTTACTTGACGCACTTAAAGCGCTGCCTGCGGCAACAACTCCCGCTCCTGCTGTAGCAAGAACACTTGGTGTTAGTGCTGCAAATATCGCTGATGTCATTGCTCCCATATCATCCCCCTATTTTCTTGAAATACATTGACTCTTGTTTTCTATATCCTAAAAGCTCGTATGCCTTGCACGCCTTTGAACCCTCTAACCCTATCATCATCACATCATCACATCCCCTATCCTTACACCCACGCTCAAACGCTTGTAATAACCTTATCCCTTCCCTACGCTTTGATGGCTTAACATACCACATCAACTCCATCGCTGTTACGCCTGCCAAGAACATCCGCTTACTGATTATCGCTCCTATAAACCCGTCAATCTGCCCGTTGTCAATAACTAAACTGTAAACTTCCGGCACTTTGATGGCCGTGAGAAAATCGGCTTCCGCCTGCGCTCTGTCAAACCTGTATTCAAACTTATGTAATTCCTCAAGGTAAAACGCCTGTATAAGGTCAATAACGCCGTCTTTATCTGATTCAAGAGTTTCACGGATCACATTACTCCTGCCAGTTTAAACAGGTTATCATCTGATGATTGATTGACTGGTTTCCAATATTGTGTATCCTGAGCCTGCTTAATCTCGCCAACCAAGCTGACGGCCATAATGAGACCATCCGCCAGGTTCGGCGACTTAACCCCCAGCTTTCTCATCTTATCCTTACTGACTAATATCCTCCTTTGGTTATGGTCGAATGTGTATTTAAACGACATCAGTTCCTTAACCAGCGATTCATCAGTAATACATAAATAACCTTTAACGATCATATCTCTACACTTATACGCGTTAACTGTTCTGTTGTTCGCGTATTCTTTATTATCCGCGTATGAGATAGTCGGGTTCTTAAATCCAATAAAATAATCAAGTCCTCTCCCTTTTTGTAACATATCCAGAGGGCCTGCGCCGATTCCGTCCTCATCAATGATGCACTTATCAGCGTTATATTCATTCGCTATCTCCAGTATCTTTCCAGTTGTGTGACTAAGGTCGCGCTGTCCCCATTCATCAACAAATATCGTTTCCCAGTGCAACGCGCCCATCTGCTGAATAATAACCGCAGCACACTTGTCATCACCATACCTGGCCACGTCGAACCCTGCGATACGATAGCCATATCCCTGCCGCAACGGATAATGCGCTTTCATTGATGCCATCAAACTCTCGTATGAGAATACCGCATCCTCGCTCTTGTCAAGCGGCTGGCCTAGCCAGATGTGATTATAATCTTCAATGCTTTTCTTTTTACATTCTTCAGCTTCATTGATTAACGCTTGAGTGCAGTATTTATTTTCGTCATAATTTATTTTAATGTGCAGACAATCTTTACGGCCCATGCAAAAACTAACAACAGGATCGTCAATGACATGAGGGTTCATTGTAAAAAATATTTTAGCTTTATCTTTTCTTATCGTCGGTATAAGTACATCAAGAGTTTGTTTCGTAATTGCCTGAGCCTCGTCAATCCATACAATATCAATACCCTCCATACCCTGGATATTGAAAGCTCCCTGCTCACGAAATCCACGAAACGCGACCGTAGTTCCAGACACTTTATGCGTTATCTTCGTCGAGAAAACTTCAAACGCTAAATTATATTTACGGATTAAATCAACCAGGAGAGAGTATACAGATTCGTTAATACTGTTCTGTGTTTCACGACCGCATACAATACGAATGTTATAATGCTCGGCGAGGTATAAAATAAAACGGCCGACGCTCTGCGACTTACCGCCGCCACGCCCGCCCTCTAAAAGAAAATACCGGTAACTGTTAAGTTCAGTTATTATCGGGATCAGCTTTTGTGGGATGTCCAGTAGTTCCGGCCCCTGCAGCTTTGTCAAATTCAAACTCCAATTTCTTTTCGCCGATAGTAATTTTCGGCAGACAGTTTAAATCAAGTCCGCCGCTGAGATTGATGTCTTGAGGCACCGCTTTTATTGCAAGCTTAGCGGCTAGATCTGCACGCTTGTCTAAAGGAGCATCAGAGTTTATGTATTCCATTACAACATCCCAACAACGATTTAAGTCTTGCATTCTGCAGACTTGCTCATGTAATGGTTTTGCTCCTGCTCCTGGTCTTTTCCCGCCTCTAGGCATAAATTGATTCCTTTTGATAAATCATAAAAGCCGCGCCTAAATCAATCTCTCGTTTTATCTAAGTGATATAATTTTACAGACCGAACAGCAACGGCTTTATCTAATTATTAACATAGCAGAATTTAAGGAAAAGTCAACACTTTTTGTTGTTTTTTTTAAACATGTATTATTTGATGAACACAACAGTAATGTTAATAAACGCAGAGAACAGGTAAAACCATGCTCTTGGCCAATCCCCGGACATAGCGTAGGGGATCGCGGCCAGGGTGAATAGGGTTATTATGATTATTGGGAATACACTAGACATTGTAGCGAACTCCATCAAACTCGATCCACTGCGCCTGGAATTCGTGGCAAAGCCAGCGTAGGAAGGTTTTTTCTTCATCAGTCAAGAGGATTTGCATATTTTCTAGCCCATAAAGGTTTTTCGGAATCTATAATAGGCTCGCTTTTAGGTTTACTAAACTGGTCGAGCTGAAAAAGTTGATAATGTTCCTCATATTTTCTCATATTTAAGTTAAAAACCGCGCGAGCAACAATGTTAGGCCGAACTCCGACACGTGATTTAGCGAACCGGAAGAAGGTAGGATACCTGTCCTTTGCTCTGTCCTCACCTTCATAGTCAGGACTAATAAGGATTGAGGTGGTTGAAATCTTTGGAATATTGCTTGAACCGTAAAAATCCTCCTGGTCAGGCACACCGCGATCTTTGGATTTCTTACGCAGGTGAGAAACCAGGACAATTGGTATTTTATATCTATCTGTTAAATGTTTACATTCCCGCAGGATTTTCGTAATTGACGCGATTTCGGTTTCATTATCAGGTAATGAGAAGTATTGAAGATGGTCAATTAACAGTAAATCAGCTTCCATTTTAGGCCGGAGCATATTATCCGCACCAATATCATAATTATAAAAGTCCATAATAGAAGATAATAAATCAGAAAGCGAGAAATCACGCTGAATTTGGCATATTTTAAGATTATTTTTATATAATTCACTATATCTATCAAAAACCTCTTTATCAATTTTCTCAAGAATACCTTTTGGATCCTCAATTGAGTTAGAAACCCATTTAGAATAATCCATTTGAAGCTGATAATGACGGTACTTTTCAAAGTATAATTCAACCACGTCCCGCCATTTCATACGGCGTATAGCTTCAATGTGTCCACCTTCGAGGTAATAAAGAACCACGCGTTTTCCTCGCTGAGCGTTGTGGCGTGCAATGTTTAATACAAGTTCACTTTTACCGCAACCGGAGTCCGCTCCAATGACGATTAAGTCATTTTTATAAATACCACCCATAGCGTCATCCAAGCAAGAAATGCCATATTTACAAATATCACCTATTTTAAGAGCGAAACGTTCAATTGATTCTTCAAGGAACGGTTCTTGCCAGCCAGAAATCCATGAGTCAGCACTTGTCATACTTTAGGCCTTTCTTTGTGAGCGCCGTTTGCGCCAGGTTCAATACGGTTAAGCCAGTTTATAATAAATCGCTCGGTTTTCTTACGGCCGGGGTTAGCGGATATCCAAGCGTCCATTTTATGAAGTTCGCGGGGAATGTCAATGTGAGAGTAGGCAGGATTTGTTTTAAGATCATCAAGAGAAAAAGAATCGCGCCGCCTTTCTTTTGTATAGTTTCTTTTATTTCTTTTGTGTCTATCTGTTTGGATAGTAGTTCGCTGTGTGGCGCTACTATCTGTTTGGATAGTAGTTGCTATCTGTTTGGATAGTATCTGAATAGATACTAGTTCCGGAAGATTCCAAAGAGAATAATCCTTTTGAATACTGGTTTTTGATACTTTTCCTTGTTCACCACAACGCGTAATCATATTCTTTTCTTTGAGTTTTGATATTGTTCTTGCGACATTTTGGCTTGTAATTTTAGTCATTTTCTCAATTTGAGATAATGCGATCCAATCCTCTTTTTTACGAAAACCGTATGTTTTACGCAATATGCACAGCCATACCGCGCTTTCATATGGCGAAAGGAACCGCGCAGCCTGGATGAAGGCTTCCAACAGTTCATTGGAAAAGGATGTGAATTTATCGGGTTGCGGGGAGGCCATGTTTATTTAACGCCCATTGACAGAAATTCTATTAACTCTTTTTCGGTTACTTCTTTATCATCTAAAAAACATTTACCGCTTATAAAAGAATCTCTTTCAAATCGGATTACATGAAAGCCAAGAAACTTACATCCGTTTGGATAAGAGTTAAAACCTTGCTCAAAAAACCTTACCATTTTTCTTTTAATTGTCTTTTGCGCTCCGGTGAGTTCTCCGTTGTATGTTTTAACTTCAACCAACATAATTTTTCCACAACCTTTAGGATCGTATAAAACAAAATCTAAGTCGGTTACATAAAACTTCTGTCCGTCTGGAAGATTCTTTCTAACCCAATCACTCATTTTCTTTTGTTTTTCATGAGGACAATCTGGATTGTCGCAATGGTATTTTCTTCGTATTGTCATTTTATCTCCGCTCCTATAAACCTTCTTCCCATGCGGTTGGCTACAACGCCAAATGTTCCGCTTCCTGAGAAAGGATCAACAATAAGT